GTAGTAGGATATTGGCGAGATGACACGCTTCATGTCTTTTCTGAATATTATCTCCGCAATTCAAATACATACCAAATGGCTGATTTAATTGCTATTAATTATCCAGATAGATTACTTGTAATTTATCCTGATTGCACAGGTTCGGCGAGAGAGACAAATGCCTATATAAGTGACTTGGAAATATTAGCGAGAAAAGGATGGCAATTGAGATATAAGCACGGAATTTCACAACGCAGATCGCTCAATATTACTAATGGAGAATTTGCTCATAATAGAATAGTAATTGATCCGACCTGCGTTCATCTTATTGCAGATCTGGAACAAGTAGCGACAGACCAAAATGGGATGATTGAGAAAGAAAAGAATACGATGCTAACCCATATTTCTGACGCCTTAAGAAATATAATAAATCTAAATAAAATCAAAGAAAATGATTGGAGAATTGCCTAATGAATATTATAGAGCAACTTAAAGCAGAAGCACTAAGAAAAGACAATAATACACGAATGAATAATGCCGTTAAATATATTGATTGTTACTATAATAATCAATATGAATACACGGAAGAAGAAATGCAAAAAAGATACCCGGGAACATTCAAAGATATATATAATTACATCATTACGGTGCCTCTAACGAAATCTCTTATTCATCAGCTTGCTAAAATCTTTCAGCGAGATCCGGAAATTAAACCGGATACAGATAATCAAAACATTAAAGATGCAGTTTCTATTGTATTTGATCAAGCGAATTTATTTGGCAAACTCAAGAATATTGATAGATTTACGGAATTATGTGGCAAGATAGGAGTTATACCAATATGGAATCCAATTACAAAAAAGGTGGGACTTGATATTCTGACACCGGATCGCTGTATTGTAATTACTGATGGCAATTTTCCCGATACCCCCATAAAAATTATGTATCGAATTAACACCCAGAGTAATAATCTATTGCCGATACGCTCTGATATATGGGCAATATGGACAGCTGATACTTATACCGAAGCAACGCTAAAAACTGATTATGAGATAGATAAAATAGTAAAAGAATCAATTCCTAATCCTTATGGGAGAATACCTATTGCCTGGTTTGAATTAGATTATCCACTTAATTGCTTCTGGAATGAGGAAAGCAATATAATTGTTCCGCAAAATATCCGTACCAATATCCAGCTTACGAATCTGGATTTAGCCCTTGATTATCAGTCCTTTGCAACTCTCTGCACGGAAGGTTTTCCCGATAATCGTGAACTTATAATTGGTCTTACCCGACATATCAATATCCCTCGTGATCCGGTCAGTGGAGAGGCAGGCGGGAAAATGTATTATATCAATCCTAATGTGGACTTGAGACAGGTCTGGGAAATTATTAATCAGAACATTGATTTCACTGCTTCACTACTTGGGCTATCAACTTCAGCTGTAAGACAAGCTTCTACTTTCAGTTCCGGCTATCAATTGAAGCTTTCAATGCAGGGTGTGATTGACCATAATGAGGATAAAAAAAGCATCTACATTGAATCGCTTCGGCAATTGGCAAATCTTATATGCCAATGTGAGAATTATTACGGCTCACAAAGATTGCCAGAAGATATTGATTTTAATATCAAATACAATGACATAGCTATTGCTGCCAATCCGATTGAAGAGGAACAAATCACCTCAATGCGACTGACGAATGGCACAATGGATAGAGCGGAGGCAATTATGAAACATAATCCGGATATGACCAGAGAAGAAGCAGAGCAAAGAGTGTCTGATATTGATGCCAGTAAAAAACAAACTTTAAACTCAACTACTTTTGCTCCCGGGATATTTGAATAATGGCTGATTTATATTCCTCCGCAATTAATGATCAGACCGAATGGTTCGAAAAAAATATGGAACGAGTGGCTAAAAAAATGAGAAATAGTTTGAACTCGCTTCTGAATCAATTCGATCGGAAAGGCGGAAATCTGGAATATACTACTGCTAATATCCAGTATGCAAGTCAGAGTTATTTTGTCTTAATGGAAGAATTACAGAAAGCGGGGTATTATGATTTAGTTGCAGAAATACAAAACAAGGAAAACGATTTACTCAAAGCATTAAAAAGTAAAAGACCACAGGGAGCTATCCCTATTAGTTTTACTCTGCAGACGCAAAACAAATTGAAGGCACTTAATTCACTCTATGAACTTCAGTTTGCCAGCGTGGCAGAAGACGCTATGAAGCAAATTACTGGAATAGTGATGGATACGATTGTGCGAGGTGGGAAGGTAGAAGTAGCGATAAAACAAATAGCCGAAGTTCTGGATAATAAATTAGTTCGATATTCTGTTACATACGCCAATACTACCAGGGCAAAATTCATCCAAGCAGTGGAATACGCTTCCGCTGAAGAATATACCGGAGAGAAATATTGGCAGTATTTGGGCCCGGTGGATGACTTGAATCGACCCGCTTGCATTGAAGGGCTGGATAAGGAATTTTTCACTGATGATGAAAGAGAAGAATTTGAGGCAAGAACAGCCGATGAACGGATGTATAATTGCCGACACACCTTCATCCAGATAACGAAAGAATTTTATGATGAAAATAAAACTTGACATTAAAACAAATGTGATTATTTTATAAACAAGAGGTTATAATGAACATTAAAAATACCGATTCAATCAGTTTTCTAATTGCTAATTCGGGCAATCAGAAAATATATCATCCCGTTAGCGAGTTTAAGGCAGACATCTTGGCTGATGTTGAAGCTGATAAAACTCTCCAAGATATAATCATCCAGGGTGTATTAAGCAAGGTAGCTGCACCGGTTCTTACTACGGAATCAACTATTACTGAACAAGATGTTAACCCAGACATATTTATTGAGATCACAAAAAATACTTTTGCGGATACTGTATCTGAAGATGTAGATAACTGGATAATTGATTTTGGAGCGACTGGTTTAATTCTTAACACTATAACAAAAGTATCAGATACAGAAATAAACATAGCAACTACAGGAACAGCAAAAGTGGGGACAATCCGCATTCTTGCGCTCAAAGATTGTTTTGATGCCCCAATAGTAGATTCAAACGTTCTTGAAATTGAAGTTCCAAAAAAATAAGAATAAAATAAATACGAGGTAAAAACAAATGGCTATCAAGGAAATCTTGGATAAGATTAAGGACAAATTGGGAGCAGATGCTCCTGCAGAAGTAAGTGCTCTTTTGGCGGATGCCACGAGAGAGGCAACTGACATATTGGATACACTCTCAAGCGCAAATCGGGAATCTGCTTCCCGAAAAACAAAGATACGAGAACTGGAAAAGGAATTAGAAATAGAAAAAGAGAAAACAGAAAAGATGAATGAAAAACAAAAAGAATTTGAGCAGTTCAAATCCAAAGCAGAACAATATGATCAGTATCTTGCTAAGCAAAATCAGGAAATAATTTCCAGTTGGAAAGCAGCGAATGAAAAATTAGCAAGCATTAAAGAGACCGATAAAAGATATGAGCGAGTTAAACCTGTATTAACTAAGTTCAAAAAAGCAGAAGAAGGTAAAGAGCTTTCCGCTGCCGATGCAAAATACAATCTCGATCTCTATGACATTATGGTCTCAACGGGAGTTCTGTCTGATGAAGGAAAAGGGATCTATCCCTCTTATCCTCAGAGTAAAGCTCAAGACAGTATGACTCCGCAAACTACGGCTGATGCAATAATCGGCTTAGCAAAAAAACCAATAAAATAAAAAAAGGAAATTATTATGGCAATTACAACTGCAAACTTACAAGCATTAGCTGCTGCTTGGGGCGTAGGAAATGAGTATCAGCCCATTGTGGTTGATTTACTAAAACGCTCATCGCTCTTGCAGACCGCCACAGTAGCAAAAGCTTCACACGGAATTAAACACAAATTCCGTTACTTTAATTCGCTCCCTACTGCTGCTTTTAGAGAAATCGGAGAAGGAATTGTTCCTCAAAAAGTAGATGTAAATACTGCCCAAATTGACCTCAAGGAATTGGTCTTTGATTTGTTTGACGATTATCAAGCAATCCTTCAATATCCTGGTGGCAAAGATGGCTGGCTTAAAGACAATTATACTGCGGCTTTGGCTGCATTGACCAACGCTTTAGCGAAAGCCGTCTTTTATGGTAATGTCCCGAGCTTTGGTTATGAAAAGGCATTTAAAGGATTTCATCAATACGCAAAGGATTTAGGACAAGTAATATCTCAAAAAGGAGCGGCAAATGCTCATCGCTTTTCAATCTTTGCAGTCAGATGGGATGAATTTGATGGTGCTTCTCTGCGTTTCAATAATACAGAATTGCTCCAGGTTATTGATATGACTCCGAATCAGCCCATTCCGATTGTAACTGATACTACTGCAAATAAGCAGATGAATATTTTCAAATGGATATTCTCATCTTATTTTACCTTGGTAATTCCCAGTGCAAAATCTGTAGCAGCGATTACCCAGATTGATGGTGGACATTTACCTACGGCAGATGATATGAATGCCTTGATTGATGCAGTAGAAGCTGATTCCGGCAATACCGTAATTTATTGCAATGCCACTGCTCGTAGAGCAATAGCTACAATCAAAGATGGTAAATTGAATATGTATGCTGAATCATCTGACTATAATAACAATGTAGCTACTTGGCGTGGCGTCCCTATCCATCGGGAAGACGCTTTGGTCGCTACCGAAACTACTGATTTGGATTAAAAGGGGGATAATAATGGCTATTTATCAAAAATATGGATTCGCAATAGATCAGATTCTGTCTGAAGATCAGGCTTTACCTGATGCTAAATCTGGCGATAGCACTAATACTATTAAATTGGATGCAGTTGCAGATGACGGACTACATATTGTGGTCTGTGCTGCTTCTACCACAGTAGAGCTTGCTTCGGAAGCTACTCTGGAAATTAGACCTACTATAGGTGTAACGGATGGAGCAGTTACAACTGTTTTACCCAGTATTCTAATTAAAGAAGGCATTCAATCGGATGTTTCCTGGGCCCCTGGTGAAATGATTTGTCAATTCAATATTCCGGCAAAATTAATTGGTTCTGCCAGATATTTGAAACTGACTTATGTTACCAGTGCCGATGAAAGTGCCGATAAAGTTGAAGCTTTTTCAGTGCGTAGATAAATGAATAATTAAGGGAGGCAGAGATAAGGATAATCTGCCTCCCAATATTGAGTGAAAAATGAAATGGAATGATACTACTCTTTCAACTCTGGAAACAATCTCCAGATGGGAAAAAGAGGTCAACGAATTAGCCGGATATGATTCTATTCCTGCGATTCAAGGTAATAAAACAGCTAAAATCATAGATATAAATAAATCTATTGATTCTATTGTCTATAATGATTCAGCCGGTATATCTCATACTTCAGAAATCAAGGTTG